GTAGACTTGCAACTACCAAGGGCTCATATCCAATCCTTAGCATCAGAAAAGAGGAGCGTGTTCAAATAAAGCCTCAAAACGACCTTTATTTGGAGCTTGACTTAAACGGTGCAGAAATTAGAACGTTATTGGCGTTTTCAGGGAAGAGCCAGCCGGCATATGACATACACGAATTTAATAAAGACAAATGCTCGCGAAATCTATCGACAAGAGAAGAAGTCAAAGCCCGTTTTTTTGCATGGCTATATAACCCCAATGCCAGGGACTATATGTTGGAAGGATTTTACGATAAGTCAGTGTATAAGAGCTACTACGATAACCACAAGATTTTGACGCCCTTCGGCCGCAGCCTGGAAACAGATGAAAGAAAAGCATTAAATTACTTGCTTCAATCAACAACATCTGATATAGTATTAGACAATGCTTATCAAATAATGAAGAAACTTAAAGGTTCAAAGAGTTTTGTGGCTTTCACAATGCACGATTCTGTTGTGTTGGACTTTTCGAAAGAAGACCACTCTATGGTTGAAGAGCTGAGAGAGATTTTTGAAACCAACATGTTCGGTAGGTTTCTATCAAATGTCAGGATAGGCAAGAATTTTGGGGATATGAAGGATATGAAAGTTTGAAGAATATACTGGCCTTGGGCAGTGCAGCATGCAATATCGTGAACTCACTGAAAAAGTATGATATATATAATGTCTACAAAATCCAGAACAAAGGAACAAAAAGCAAGACTGAGTATATTATTCCAGAGCTAAATTCTGCAGAAGATTATGAAAATCTTGAGGTCTCAAGTAAAATTAAGTTTTTAGACAACATAAAAGAGGAAGTAACCTTTTTTGTCTGCGGCGCCTCAACAAGCGCTGCAATGTCGCTTAGGATATTGGAAAGCTTGCATAAGAAAGGGGTAAAGATAAGAGTAGTATGTTTTCAACCCGAAATTGACTTTTTATCAGAAGAGCAAACTCTGCAAGAAAGGGTTGTTACTGGAATACTTCAACAATATGCAAGGTCCGGACTTTTTGAGGACATTACACTAGTTTCCAATAAGGTTCTAGAAGATTTTGTCGGCTCTATTAACGTTCTCGACTATTACAAGCAGATAAACGATGTCTTTTGTGATAGTTATCACATGATCGAGGTCTTTAAGAACACGAAACCTGTGATGTCGACCTTTTCTCGGATTAGGGAATCTTGCAGGATAAAGACAATCGGAATAAGCACTGCTTCTTGTGAAGATAAGTTATTTTTCCCTTTCAATCAGGAAGTAGAAGTGCTATACTATTTTGGTATCAATGAAGAGAAGTTGAAAACTCAAGGAAACTTCTTTCGCGAACTTACAACCAGCGTGAAGGCTAGAATGACCGAAGAAACAAAAGCATATTTCGGCATCTACCCCACGGACTATGAAAATGACTACATTTACGTAGAATACTTTTCTCCAAAAATTCAACAAATAACTGTTGACACAGAATAAACAATCTGATATTATATAAACAGTTGGTCAGGAGATTTGCTGACCTGCTATAGCCAAACGTGCAAAAAAACAATATACCATAGGAGGTAATACAACATGGCACTTAATTTAGACGCAATGAAAGCGAAGTTAGATAAACTAAACGGAAAAGGTGATGGGAGCAAAAATCAGTTTTGGCGACCTGAAGACGGAGAGAATAATGTTCGTATTGTCTCAACAGCAGATGGCGACCCTTTCAAGGAGCGCTACTTTCACTATAATGTAGGAACCGCAGGGTTTCTTTGCCCTAAGCGAAACTTTGGAGACAGCTGCCCAGTCTGTGACTTTGGCAACAAGCTCTGGAACGAGGGCACGGAAGAGAGCAAGAAGCAAGCAAAGGACCTCTTTGCAAAGCAACGTTTCTTTTCACCAGTCCTCGTCAGAGGAGAAGAAGACCAGGGTATTCGTATCTGGGGCTACGGGAAGATGGCTTATGAGAAGCTGTTGACAATCGTTTTGGACCCTGATTACGGTGATATCACAGACCCAGAGAATGGTAATGACTTGAAGCTTATGTACGGCAAGCTGCCAGGCGCATCTTTTCCTCGGACAGATATCCGACCTCGCCCTCGCAAGACAATCCTTTGTGATGATGCTGTAGGTGGAGATGAGCGCTGCGCAGAGTTGCTAGAGACTATCCCAGACTTTGACACACTCTTTGAGCGTAAGAGCACAGAGGAAGTGCAGTCTGTTTTGGACCAGTTTCTCTCAACGGACGCAGGGAATTCAGAAGTTGAGAAGTATGGCAACAACTCAACAGTTGGCTCAGCCAGCGCAGTTGAATCAGCTTTTAACGATTTGTTGAATTCTTAAGGAGTAAACGGTGGCTAGATCTAAAGTAACAAAGCTCAAGAAGGGCTCACTCGATATTGCTGCCGTCCGCAGTATTATCAACAAAAAGGCTGGTAGAGAAGTCGCTCATTCACTGCAAGATAACAACCCAACCGAAGTGAATGAGTGGATTCCTACTGGGTCAAGATGGTTAGACTCAATTGTCTGTAAAGGAAAACTAGCCGGCATACCAGTCGGCAAGATTTCTGAAATTGCAGGCTTAGAGGCGACGGGTAAATCATTTATGGCTGCACAAGTAGCTGGAAATGCTCAAAAGATGGGCATTGACGTGGTTTATTTTGATTCCGAGTCTGCCCTTGACCCAAGTTTTCTAGAACGAGCCGGCTGTGACCTAGAGCGTCTAATGTACGTTCAGGCTGAATCAGTCGAGTTTGTCCTAGAGACAATAGAAGAGTTGTTGGGGACAGGGAACAAATGGTTGTTCATTTGGGACAGCCTGGCCCTGACACCTTCTATCTCAGATGTTCAGGGTGATTTCAATCCCCAGTCATCGATGGCTGTAAAGCCTAGGATTTTGTCGAAGGGCATGGCTAAGTTAACCATACCCATCGCCGATGCTAATGCGACGCTGCTGGTCCTCAATCAGTTGAAGACTAATATGGCAGCGAGAACACCAGCAGAAGCAATGACAACTCCTTATTTTACACCAGGGGGCAAGGCAATGTCATATGCCTATTCCCTCAGAGTTTGGCTAACTGCTAGGAAGGCAAAGGCTAGCTTTATTGTAGACGAGAATGGATATCGCATCGGTTCTGAGGTTAAGGTAAAGCTTGAGAAGTCTCGTTTCGGGACAGCAGGACGAACATGCAACTTTAAAATCCTATGGGGAGACGAAAGTATCGGTGTTCAAGATGAGGAAAGTTGGTTTGATGCCATCCAGGTCTCTGAAAGACTTTCACAATCTGGAGCGTGGTATACCCTAGCTCAAAACGATGGTTCTGAAGTGAAGTTCCAGCGTAAGCAGTGGGTGGATAAACTTCAGGATGAAAAATTCAGAGAAAGTGTCTTGACAATCATTGACGAAGATGTTATTATGAAGTTCAAGAATAGAGAAGGCAAAGCTGACGACTTTTACGACACGGATGACCCTGCCGACAAGTCAGATAGCTAAACACAAGCCCGCCTCTTCAGGCGGGCTTTTTTAATGGAGAAAACAATGAAGAGAGTAATGATTGTCGACGCATTCAATCAATTCCTACGGGGATACATCGTCGACCCAAGTAAGAACCCCAATGGGCAACCAATTGGCGGTATGAGAACGTTCATCAACATAATGAACAAGATGACTCGAGAAATCGCCCCTGACATGATTGTGGTTGTGTGGGACGGCAAAGGCGGCTCAAAGAAGAGGCGCTCGATGAATAAAAACTACAAGGCAGGAAGAAAGCCACTAAGGGTAAATTGGAAGTCAGATGAGATGACAGCCCAAGATACAGACAACAATAAGCTATGGCAGCAGCTAAGAGTGGTAGAATATTTGAACGAAACACCAATTATTCAATTCATGGAACCAGAAGTGGAAGCTGACGATGTTATTTCATATGTGAAGAATACGTCAATGTTTTCAGACTGGCAAAAGGTCATTGTCTCTGCCGACAAAGATTTTATTCAGCTTTTAGATGATAAGACACTTCTCTTTCGTCCTATCCAGAAAGAAGTGCTTAATACTAATATGGTGATAGAGAAGTTTGGTATCCACCCAACGAATTTTGCTCTTGCTAGAGCCATGGCAGGAGACCCTAGTGATAACCTCCCTGGTGTACCTCGCGTTGGTCTAGGCACAGTCGCAAAGCGCTTTTCCTTTTTGAAAGAGGAGAAAGACTACTTTATTGCGGATATTATTCATGAGTGCGAGAAGGAAGAAAACAAACTTAAGTTGTATACCAACGTGCTTGAGTCCGAGAGGCTTATCGAGGAGAACTACAATATCATGCAGCTCTCATCTCCGTGTTTATCACCACAGAGCAAAAACAAGATTGACGAGACCTTTGAGGAATATGCTCCACACTATAACCAAACAGAAATGAGAAAACTGATGATACAGGATGGCGTATTGACAGTAAATATGCAAGATTTAGAACAGAAATTTAATGATATTATCACTTCCTTTTCTTGAGAAAGCATGCTATAGTATATAAGTAATAAGTAAGGAACAACATGGAACAAGCAGTTAGTTTTTCAAAATTCGGAAAGTCATTTCAGGAGGATCTTTGTCATCTCGTCTTGAATGATCGGCCATTTGCAGACCAGATGTTTGAGGTACTAGACCTCAATTTTCTGGAGCTTAAACATCTGCGAGTATTCATTGATAAGATTGCAAAGTATCGGAAGAAGTACGGGGTCCATCCTACATCTAACATTATGCACTCCATTATACGAACAGGTCTGGATGGGGAGCCTGATTCTGTCAAAGTGCGAATTAGAGAGTATTATGCTAGAGTTTTAGCAAAGGGAGAAATCCCTAACTCATCAGAATACATTAAAGACACTGCTTTAGACTTTTGTAAGAAACAGAAACTTAAAGAAGCCTTGATTAAGTCAGTCGACCTTATCAAATCTTCTTCTTTTGATGAGGTGTCGAAGGTTATAGACGGAGCACTTAAGCTGGGTTCAGACAACTCATTCGGGTATGAGTATCTTGCAGATTTTGAAAAGAGGTTTGAGCTAAAGGCTAGAAACCCCGTATCGACCGGCTGGAAGCAGATTGATGACATAGCGAAGGGTGGCCTGGGTAAAGGTGAGTTAGGGGTTGTAGTGGCGCCTACTGGCGCTGGTAAGTCTATGGTTTTGGTGCATCTCGGCGCTGCAGCACTGCAGCAGGGTAAGAACGTATTACATTACACCCTAGAGTTAGCAGATACAATAGTGGCTGGAAGATATGACTCCGCCATCACTGGTGTTGAGCTAAAGAACCTGGCAGTATTCAAAGAAAAGATATACGACGAGATTAAAGATTTAACAGGAAAATTAATTGTAAAAGAGTACCCAACGAGGTCTGCAACGATACAGACAATCAAGAATCATATCGATAAGTTACGAAGAAGAGACTTTGTTCCGGACATGATAATCATTGATTACGGCGACCTAATAAAGCCAGAATCTTCCGGAAGAGATGAGAAAAGACACCAATTAGAAACTATTTATGAGGAGCTGAGAGGCCTGGCTCAGGAGAGCGAATGTCCGGTCTGGACAGCATCTCAGACTAATAGATCGGGTTTAAATGCTGAAGTCATTACAATGGAATCCATCTCCGAAGCGTTCAATAAATGCTTCGTCGCAGATTTTATCTTTACGGTCTCAAGGACGGTTGAGGATAAAAACACCAACACAGGTCGCATTTTTTTAGCGAAGAACAGGAATGGCCCCGACGGGCTTATATTTCCTCTGTTTATGGATACTAGTAATGTAAAAATTAAGGTTTTAAGCCAAACAAATGAGTCAATTAGTGATATAATGGAAAAGTCCTCAAAAGAGAGGCTCGACAATTTAAAGCAAAAGTACGCAAATTTTAAGAAGGAACAAAAGGAGTAAATGAATATGGAGCTATCAAACAAAATCTTATCAGAAATAACTGTGCATATGAAGTATGCCAGATATATTGAGGACCACCAACGCCGCGAAACGTGGGAAGAGTTGGTGACCCGAAACATGAATATGCATCTTAAGAAGTTTCCAGAGCTTGAGCTTCAAATTAGAAAGGCGTATAAGCTTGTTTATGATAAGAAGGTGCTTCCATCCATGCGCTCTATGCAGTTTGGCGGAAAGCCCATTGAAGTCGCTCCAAATCGCATCTTTAATTGTGCTTTCATGCCTATCGACGACTGGAGGAGCTTTGGCGAAGCGATGTTCCTCCTTCTAGGGGGCACAGGCGTAGGGTACAGTGTCCAAACTCATCACATTGAGAAACTCCCAGAGATTACGAAGCCAAATCCTAAGCGCACACGAAGATTTTTAATCAATGATTCAATTGAGGGTTGGGCTGACGCAATCAAAGCCCTAACAAGAAGTTACTTCAAGGGAGGCTCGAAGCTAAGGTTTGATTTCTCTGATATTCGCCCAAAAGGGGCAGCTCTAATCACTAGTGGCGGTAAAGCTCCCGGACCACAGCCTCTCAGGGAATGTCTCGTGAAACTTGAAGGCATGCTCTCAGAGAAGGACAACGGCGATAAGCTGTCTTCAATTGAAGTTCACGATATGATATGTTATATTGCAGATGCGGTCCTAGCAGGTGGTATTAGAAGGGCGGCGCTTATCTCTTTGTTCTCGGCAGATGACCAAGAGATGATTTCAGCAAAGACTGGAAACTGGTGGGAAACAAATCCACAAAGAGGCCGAGCAAACAACTCTGTAGTCTTATTGAGGCATAAGATTGATAAAGAATACTTTATGGACCTTTGGGATAGAGTTAAAGCTTCAGGGGCAGGAGAGCCCGGGTTTTACTTTTCTAACGATAAGGACTGGGGCACAAACCCTTGTTGCTTGGATGGCGATACTCTTGTCTCTACTGATGCTGGGCTTATTACTATCCGTGATTTGGTTTCCATGGTAAGTGAAGGCAAAGAAATAAATGTGCTTTCATATGACGAAGAAACTGGCGGGTTGGAATACATGTTGGTTGAGGCTGGTGCTATGACGAGGGCTGATGCTGATGTAATAAAGATTGAGACAGAGGACGGGCAAGTCATTACTTTGACCCCCGACCATAGGGTCTTCACGGAGAACAGAGGGTATGTGGAAGCAGCCCAACTAACCGAGGAAGATATATTGTTATTTACTGAATAAAAACGGCTGCTCGGGGCTTCTCAATGCTATTTATAGTATGGAAACGATACAAGGGTTGGAACCACAAATGAGCCTACAAAAAGCAATAGAGACAATATACCTGAACTTGGACAAGGGAAAGCCGAAGATTATACCACAAGAGTTTGCGAAAGAATACGAAGAGTATGCGACAAAGAGATTTGCGGAGATTGGAAACTCGGCAAGAGCATCAAACAAGAGGATGTTTCTTTTGGATAATGTAAGCAGAGTTTTTCCAACAGAATACCGACTTGTAAAGGATCGCATATCGTCTTTGTATGGTGAAGGCAACGGGCTAAAAAGAATAGCAAAAATGGTTGGTCTATCTCCTACAAGGACGAGAACTCTTTTCCGTATTCTCGGTATTGAGATAAATAGGGGTCAAAGTGTTGTTTATGAAAAGACTAGGGAGATTAGAAGTGAGAACCTCAAAAAAATGTATAAGAGCAGGACTGGTTGGTTTAGAACACTTGAGAGAAAGACCAACAAAACTTCTCGTGGTATTCAGGGATATTACTACAATAAGAGCCGAGACAAGTTTGTTTGGCTGCGAAGCACATATGAATACACATATGCGAAGTGGCTAGACAGGCAAGGTGTTGACTGGGATGTAGAACAGCAAACATATCAGTTGGAAGGCACCACATATAGACCAGACTTCTTCATTTACGAAGATGGGGTTTTAGTGAAGATCGTTGAGATCAAAGGATTCTGGTCGAGAGGGACAAGGAAGACAGAAGAACTCTCGGCAAAGTTAGACATAGACGTCGTATTAGTAAGAGATATTGAGCCTTACTGCGACAAATCATACAGGAGCGAATTGAAAGAATGGAAACTACAAAGACAATCAAACGAACGAAAATCAAGCGAATAACCATAGAAAAAAACAGGGATGTTTATGATATACAGGTGAAGAAGAACCACAACTTCTTTGCGAACGGGCTATTGGTTCATAACTGCGAAATCGGACTTAGACCTTATCAATTCTGCAACCTCACAGAGGTAAACGTCTCGAATGTCGAGAGCCAGGAAGACTTAGAGGAAAGAGTTCGCGCCGGAACCTTCATTGGCACGCTCCAAGCTAGCTATACTGACTTCCACTATCTTCGCGATGTCTGGAGAAGAACAACAGAGAAGGATGCCCTTATTGGTGTTTCTATGACAGGTATTGCTTCAAACGCTGTCTTGCAGCTTGATATGGCGGCTGCAGCCAAAACGGTAAAGCAAGAAAACTCGCGAGTTGCTAAGCTTATCGGCATAAATGAGGCAGCAAGAACAACATGTGTAAAGCCTGCCGGCACAACTAGCTTGACTTTAGGCACCAGCTCTGGCATCCACGCTTGGCATAACGAGCACTATATCCGGAGACTAAGAGTGGGAAAGAACGAGCCAATTTATTCATATTTGGCGAATAACCATCCAGAGCTTGTAGAGGACGAATATTTTAGCCCACATACCACAGCAGTGATTTCCATTCCTCAGAAGGCACCAGAAGGCTCCATCATGAGAACAGAGTCGGCCCTACAATTGCTCAAGAGAGTAAAGTTGGTAACAGACGAGTGGGTAAAGCCCGGTTTTCGTAAGGGGCAGAATACTCACAATATTTCTGCAACAATATCCATTAAGGAGGCCGAGTGGGCAGATGTTGGAGAGTGGATGTGGGAAAACCGCATTAGTTACAACGGTTTATCTGTTCTGCCCTATGATGGCGGAACATACACTCAGGCTCCATTTGAGGACTGCTCGAAGGAAACCTACGAGGCAATGATGAAGTCTCTAACAGCAGTAGACCTCACGAAGGTCACAGAGGAAGAGGACAATACCGACCTCAAGGGCGAGGTGGCATGTGCTGGCGGCGCCTGCGAAATAAAATTTGTATAAAAACTCTTGACAATTCGGCTATAATGGGCTAAACTTATAAAAGAACAATTAAAGGAGAAACAATGAGTTCTAATAACCAAGACGATAAATTATTAACAACAGAAGAGCACCTCTCAAATTACGTGAGAGAATTCGCAGCAATTGAAGAGGCAATGGAGCCCTATAAAGAACAACGCCGCGACTTGCGAGAATCATATGACGACAATCGCTGGCTAACCAAAGAAGAGATGAGATTGGCAGTAAAGGCTTACAGGCTGGTTAAATCAGACACAGATATGGAACAGTTGACGGAGTATTTTAACAGGCTCAAGAGAACAGTGAGGAATATCAATGTCTAACATCCCCCCAGTATTAAGGCCAGTTAATCGGCACCTAACAATTGTTCCACACGTCAAAAAGAATGAGACCTCATCAGGGGTAATATTACCAGAAGACTTTGAGCCAGAGGAAGACAGGTACATTACAGCAACTGTTTTAGATATCGCCGCCGACTGCTCGGCACCAATTCAGAAATTACGCGGCCACACAGCAGCAAAGACAGTTGTTGTAGACAGGAGCATGATAGAAGAGATTGTAGTGAAGGATAAATCTTACTATACAGTTCTGGAAAACTATGTAGTAGGTATACTGCGAGGGTTTGATGAGAGTTGATTTGTTCGGGGATGATATAGGGTCAGTAGAGTACATCTCCCATATGGGTGACGATCTCAGCATCGTGAATGCTGCCCGTGTATCCTTTGGTGCCGAGAAAGAAGAAATAGAGGAGAGGGATGTTAAACTTATTAAATACCTTATGCAGCACAATCACACTAGCCCATTTGAGCACTGTGTTGTTACAATGCGCTTTACTGTTCCTCTCTTTATTCGGAGTCAGCATCACCGTCATCGCACTTGGTCGTATAACGAAATTAGTCGTAGATATACTAGTGTAGACATGGAGTTCTACAGCCCTCCGGCTTTCAGAACCCAACACAAGTCGAACAGGCAGGCAAGCAACAATCAACTAATTGACCCAGTGCTCAATTCCTCGTATATGTCGATTGGATTTGAGAATGCTTCCACTGCAGTGAAGGAGCATGCAAATAGGAGCTTGAATCTGTATAACGCCATGCTTGACGCTGGTATCTGCCGAGAGCAAGCAAGAGGCGTTCTACCTCAGAATTTGTATACGCAATACTATGGTACAACAAACTTGCACAATTTATTAAAATTTATTAGTCTAAGGTCGCACGAAGGCGCCCAATGGGAAATTCAGCAGGTTGCAAATGCCTGTCTAAACATTGCACTTAAACACTTTCCAGTAGCCACAGAGGCATATATAGAGAAGCATATTTCGGAGAAATGAGATGAGAATAACAGCAACACTAGTCGCAACACTGTTTATGGTCAGCTGTGCACCAGACATGGTACCAGTTGACCCAACCGCACAGGACGCAAAGGCAATATCTGGTTTAGATATGGCACCAGCCCCTGATTATAGGCTGATTGACGCTGCCCCACCCCGTCCAGATATACCAGACATGTTAATCGCGGTCGACCCTTGTTTGGACGTGACCGTCGAGGACTATGAAGAGTATTGCAGGTGTATTCCGGAATGTTGTTCAACCCAGGAGTGGTTCTGCCCTCCACAGCCGGATAACACAATTCAGTCAATGCGGGTGACCATTGAGATTTGTGATGATGATGGCGAAAGTTGCGAGTTTGGCACAGATGAAGAGTGTCCTCCTCCTAGAATAATTCATCGCAGCGATTGTGAAATTGCTCACGAATGTCCACCCGGTTCCTCGCGGGATTTTTTACGCTGGTTCGAGTGCCAACTAGACGATGGTCGTATGGGCAGACAGCGCGTATTGTGTGATAAGGGGGTTATTGTCCATGGTCCCTGCACATCATGTGAGCCGGAAGTTTGTGATGGCCTCGATAATGATTGTGACAACTTGATTGATGAGGACCCAATACTGTGTGAAGACGAATGCGGCCCCGGTGTGGGCTTATGTCAGGATGGTGTGCTAGTAGAGTGTGTTAACAGGGAGCCATCCGAAGATATATGCAATTTTATCGACGACGATTGTGACGGAGAGGTAGATGAGGGGCAACGAAATGCTTGCGATTTATGCGGCGAGCTGCCACCAGAGGATTGCGACGGTATCGATAACGATTGCGACGACCGCACAGATGAAAATTTAATTCGAGAATGTGAAACCCCTTGCGATAGAGGACTAGAGACTTGCTTGGGAGGTCAGTGGGCATCCTGCACTGCAAGGCAGCCAGTCCCCGAAGAGTGTGACGGCTTCGATAATGACTGCGATGGACTATCCGATGAAGGGATTAACTGCCTCTGCACCATCGACCAAGTGGGGGTCTTGTTTCCTTGCGCAGAAGAGCCGCTTGTTTGCGGCATCGGATTCAAGACTTGCGAGTGCTTGGACGTTGATTGCGAGCTCTTGCAGATGGGAGACTGTCAAGCACTCTGCGCCCATCTGCCACAGCCAGGAGACATGGACTGTGACCCAACTATCGGTCGCCCAGCAGAAGATGAGGTGTGTAACAATTTTGATGAAGATTGCGATGAAATTATCGACGAGGGTCTGAGCCAAGCATGCTATACCGGACCCCGCAATACGCTAAACGTCGGCATATGTCTGCCGGGTGAGCAAACCTGCGTAGAGGGTCAATGGGGCGCCCCACGGGGTGCTCTCGGTGTGTGGACACCTGACTTTTGTGAAGGTGAAGTCACACCAGCTGAAGAGGTTTGCAATGGCGCTGACGATGATTGTAATGGCGAAGTCGACTATGGGGTAGAGATGAGACCAACAGACATCCTGCTAATTCTTGACACCAGCGGCTCAATGACAGGCGAAATCAGGGCTGTCACTAGTGCCCTGGCACGCTTCGGACAACACTTTGCAGCTGAAGAAGCTTTGCACTGGGGCATCATTATTGGACCAACCAGGACACCGGACCCTGAAAATCCACGCTCTGACTTGGAGGTGCTGACCATGGTCTCGAATATTACAATCTTTCAGCAATTCTTTGCGGCATTCAGTACTCTTGATCCATTAGACTTCGATGGTGGCTTGGAGATGCACTCTGACGCCTTAATGTTGGCCCTGAGAAACCTGAGTCCCCTGCATGTTGACCTAGCGGATAGGGATTGGCGACGCGGCATTGTTTCTGTCCCTCCATTGGACCAATTCATTGTGAATTGGCGCCCGAATGCTGACCGTGTTATTATCGTGTTCACTGATGAGGACGAACAATCCTATATGAACCCAAGCTTTCATCCGGTGGAGATTGCTGCAGCAGTTGCCGCAGCGCCAAACACAACACTGTATACATTCGCTCTAGCCTTCTATGGATGGGACGAGCAAGCTATAGCTTCTGGTGGTCGAAACTTTAACTTGGTGCCAAACGCTGACATAATGTATGATAGCTTGATGTCAATCCTGGACGAGATATGCCTCCCTCGGGCTAATGGTGCTCAGGGTGCAATGATTATGAAGCAAGAATACCTTCCAGCAAGTCTCCCCTACAATATGGATGCGATGTGTTACTGAAGAGTGTCGTCATTGGCCACTCCATGGAGTCTGTGCTCTACGCTTTTTTGAACGGACACTATCATATACAGAGCACGAACTTTCAGCCTCTCTTTTTTGAGGAGGCTGAAAACTTCACCCTTTGGGGCACGAACAACAAGAAGCATATTTGGCGAAAGTTAAAAGTGTATATGGGTCTTCTCTCATTGAGTATAGACTATCCAGAAATAAAACAAATCCGGATTCAGGAAAACACAATTAAGCTGTTTGACGATAGCTTGTTGGCAGAGTTTGAGTTTGAAAAGTGTTTTATATATGAGCCCTTAAACATCTCTCATGAGAATAAAATATCTAAAACCAATCCAGATATCTGTAAGGTCGTTGATGACTTTAAAGTAACCCGACTTGGACGGAACCTTACCCACATCGACCCCGCGTTCACAGAAGACGAGCTGGTATCAGAAATCTACTTCTATAATTCGAAAAGGGTTGATGGCTCGAAAGTGGTTACGGATATCGCCACCGTGTCTTATCTTTCTCGCGAGCAGCTTTATATGTTTGATTATTCTGATACAATGGCTTCCTTTAAACTAAAGAAAGAGCTAAACTCTTTGGGGTATATCGGACTAAAAGAAAAGCACAAAAACAAGAATGGGACTGACGTGTATAAGAAGCTAAAGCTAAATCATATTAAGCGCCATGTTATAGTGGTGGACCAGAACGAATACAAGAACACAAAAGCGGTAAAGTTTGTTAATTTTTCAGCTAAGGATTTGATGGATGGACAAGGGACCTAAAGGTAGAAATCTAGCAGGAATTATTCCAATTTCTGGGCGTGAGGATGTTCTGGGTCTCCCATGGGCTGACTGCATGCAGCCCCTTGCAGATGGAATCACTGCTTTGGAAAGGTCGGTTTATGAATGTGCTGTCATGAAATGCAATTCTATATGGATTATATGCAACGATGACATAGCCCCTTTGATAAAGAAGAGGATTGGGGACTATGTTATGGACCCAAGTATATATGCTGACTGGGACTTCAAAAGAATGCCCCATATGATGAAACAGTATATTCCAGTTTTTTATACGCCGATACTACAGAAGGACAGAAACAGGAGGGACACATTGGGTTGGTCAGTGCTCCATGGGGCCTTAACTGCTTTTATCGTGTCCAAGAAGATATCACAATGGGTTGCTCCGACAAGTTATTATGTTACTTTTCCATATGGTATTTATGATATCCGGGCAACTAAGTCTCTCAGGGCAACAATAAGGTCTGGAAAGAGCTGCTATGCTTCATACCAGGGAAAGACTGTGAGAGATAATTTATATTTACCATTTAGCTTCACTCCTGAAGACTGGCTTCACTTTCGACGAGGAGTCAACGAAGCCAACACCGGGGGAGACAAAAGTCTATCCCTAGAAGAAAGGTGGTCTGCAAAGAATTTTTCACTTGACAAAATCTTTAAAAATGATAATATAGATATAGATGAACAAATCGAAATAGAAGAATATTACAATTTGGACTCTTGGGAGAACTTGAGAGAATACTACAAGTCTGATCTTAAGATAAGAAAGATGCCAAAAACAATGAACAAGCCTTACCACGTATAGGAGGAGACACATGAAAAGTAAAGAAGAATTGACATTAATAGAAAGATACGACAATCTACCAAACATGGTAAAAGAGGATATTGGCTTTCCAGCTACATATATGTCCTTGACAAATGCTCAAGAATCGTTTATAATAGATATATTAAAAGGTCATGAAAAAGCCGTAAAACAAGAATTGCTCACCATGTTGGATGAGATGAAAGAAACAATTGATGAAATCTAGAACAGAAAGCAGCATTCCATTCGTTGGGCTCCACGCCCATTCAGTCGCCGGGTCACCCTTCGATGCACTAGGATACCCGAACGAACACATGGATTTTGCTTATGATAACGGCATGGATGCCCTTGCCCTTACAGACCACGGAAACGCAAACGGTCTCGCAGGCCAAGTCTTGCATGCCAAGAAGATGCTCAAGGCTGGCAAGAACTTTAAGCCAATCTTCGGCGTTGAAGCTTATTTTATTCCATCGGTCGCAAATTGGAAGAAAGAATACGAGGCAGTCAGAGCATCAGCTAAGCGCAAGTCAGAATACGAAGCTGGAACATCAGGCACCACAGTTGAGAATGAAGCTTCCAAAAAGAAGATGAAGTCTATTCTTAACCGGCGCCGCCACTTGATTCTCCTAGCACAGGACCAGGAAGGCTTACGCAATATATTCAAGATGATTTCCACGAGCTATGTTGGTGATAACTTTTATCGCTATCCACGCGTCGACTATGCGCTCCTCAAGAAGCATAATAAGGGCGTCATTGCCGCTTCTGCTTGTCTTGGTGGCGTTTATGCTGGCAGCTATTGGGAGAACCGCGACGAAGGCGCTGATGCTATTCTTGACGCCATGAGAGAGACCACCCAAAAGATGCAGTCAATCTTCGGTGACCGATGGTATGGGGAATTGCAATGGAATAACATACCAGAGCAGCATGAGCTAAACCAGTATATCATCCAAATGCATCACGAATTTGGTATTGAGCTTATTTCAACTGCTGACTCTCACTATTACAATGCTGAAGTTTGGAAGGATAGAGAGTTGTACAAGCGCCTAGGCTGGCTCGGGAAGGGAAAGCCTGACTATCTTTCAGACGAGCTTCCTGTATCCGTGGAGGAGATTGGGTATGAATTATACCCTAAGAACGGTGACCAAATGTGGGAATCTTATAAGAGATACTCTAAGGGTGCCAATATGGAATATGACGATAAACTGGTTCTGGCTTCTATTGAGCGCACCCATAGTATCGCTCATGAACGTATTGAGACTTTCTTGCCAGACAACACGGTCCGCCTGCCTGATTTTGTGGTTCCGGAAGGCTCTACCGCAGCTCAAACATTGGCTGCGCTGTGTGTAGAAGGCGCTCGCTCATTAGGTCTTGCAGAGAATGAAGAATACTCCGAGCGCCTTAAATACGAAGTCAACATTATCGAGTCACGCGGCTTTGCAAAGTATTTCTTGACGATGAAGGCCATTGCAGATATGGCTGTAGAGAGACAGCTTGTCGGACCGGGTCGTGGCTCGGCCGCTGGCTCGTTGGTATCTTATGTACTGGGAATTACTCAAGTTGACCCAATCAAGTATGGGCTTCAGTTTGAGAGGTTCTTGACCAAGGGATCTTTAGAGGGGATTATATCGGATAATGGCAAAAGCAAAACAAAGACCAAGCCCGTAAAAATAGAAACTGACTCAGGAAGAAGTATCTTTCTCACGCCAGGGTTAGAAATAAAGGTGAAAAGAAGTAATAAAATATCTTACATTCTCGCTAAAAACCTTGAAATCGGAGACGAGATACTTGTTGCTTGACCAATTTTTTAGTTTAAACATCGGCTATCTTACTATATAGTAATAGGAGGATAACCAAAAATGATTTATCAAAATAAAAATGAAGAATATTTCACCAAAGTTAGCAAGTATAACTCATACTGGGCGGGTTTTATTGGGGCTGATGGATATGTAAGTGAAGATAAAAATGTTCTACAAATAATCTTATCGGCAAAGGATAGAGACC